TTACCGCCGGCACTGCCGTTACATCTACCAAACTGATAGTGAAGGGCTAACATGAGCTACATAGGCAGACAGCTTAATCTACCAGCCAGCACTGTTCAGTTGACGGCAGATGGCGCTATTTCTGCTGGTGATCCTGTAGTGATTAAGTCATCAGGCGATGCCGCAAAGGTAGATAGCACAGATGCGCCACTAACCAGTGAAAACTTTATTGGCTTTGCAGAAAATGACTGCACCGACAATGGCCTAGCGACCATTCAGCTAGGCGGCTCGGTAAACGACAAGCAAAGCAGCCTGACGGCAGGGCAAACGTATTTTGTACAGACTGATGGCACAATAGGCTTAACTGCCGACTCACCATCTGTGACGGCAGGCACAGCAGTTTCATCCACTGAAATTTTAGTAAAGGGCTAAACCATGAAAACCATTACCGAAAACTCAACCAAGCTGTCTAAGTATCTTTTTGAGGACAGCAAGGCTGTAGATATGGGGTCTGACAAGATTACTGTTGGCGATCCATCGTCTCCAGACTTCTACATTGCTGACTTGAACTCCAGCAATGCGACGTTGACTGAAAGCGTTACGGATGCGCCCAGCAATTGGTCAGGCAATCGGTATACCTATGACCCAGCGGCAGATCCTAAGTGGGTTGCAAATCCTGATTGGGTTGACCCTAGTGCGTGATATGTGGAGGTTATTTTTCTGTATTTGGTGCTTGATACCTATATTTACACATGGGCAATAGGCAGCAGTACGAGGTTAGAGCATTACAGGCTTTGTCGATACAAGGAGATAAATAGCGAATCAGATCAAACGTACACCTGGTATTTACCTTGGCCTAATTCATATTGTGATCCTTACGTTATATACGAGGTGACAAATGATTGACCCAATTACAGCAGCGGCAGCAGCCACAAAAGCATATGCGGGGGTCAAGGCTTTCATTGAAGCTGGAAAGTCTATCGAGGATACGTTTCAAGTAGTAGCTAGGTGGCAAGGCCATGCATCAGATGTTTTGTATGCAAACCAAAGGCAGCAAAAAAAACGCAACCCATTAAAAGAGGTGGTGTTTGCAAGCTCAGTAGAGGCAGAAGCGGCACAGATGTTTGCCGCGAAGAAAAGAATAGAAACTCAAAAGAGAGAGTTAATAACATTATTGAAGTATGCATACGGCAATGAAGGTGTAGAGGAATACCGTAACTGCATGAAAGAGGTTCAGGCACAGAGGCAAAGAGAGGTTTATGCCCAACAAGAAGCAAAAGATGCACTAATTAAATCATTCTGGATTGCAGTTCTTGTGGGTATAGCTGGCTTGTTAATTACATTTATTATTCAGGCGGTGTTAGGAAAGTGAAAATGGAAGAGCCAACAAAACAAGTAATAGATGTAATCAGCTTTGGCACTGTTATTGGTACTGTCTCTGCCATTCTCCCACCACTATCTGCCCTATTTACAATTATTTGGGTCGGTATTCGTATTTGGGAGACTGATACGGTGCAAGAACTAACAGGCCGAAAGCAGAAGCGCGATGACAAAGGCCGATTTGTTAAGGATGATGACTGATGGCTTTACAGTTTCTAGTTGGCCCAATTGCTAATCTTGCCAAGTCATGGATGGATAATAAGCATGAGCAATCTCAAGCCAGCCATAAAGCGAAAATGCAAGTCATCAGCAATACAGCCACCTGGGAAGAAAAGATGGCTGATGCCTCCGCTAATTCATGGAAGGATGAGTTTTGGACGGTTATTTTATCCATTCCTCTCTTATGTGTTGGTTACTCTATTGTCGTTGATGACCCCGATATTCTTGGCAGGGTTTCTGACGGTTTTGATGCTTTGGATACTTTGCCAGATTGGTATCAGTATTTACTATTTCTTGCGGTATCTGCGTCATTTGGAGTACGTGGTGCTAGTAAGCTGATGAAGCTGAGGGGCAAGTAATGGCAGAGTTATTTGCTACCGCTGAAAACGAAGACAAAGCTAATGAGATTATAAAGCTATATAACCAATATCTTGGCCGCGATCCCTTGCAAGGCGGGATAGATGGCTGGCTTGCGACAAACCAAAGCATTGAGCAGATTGAGCAGGGCATAGCTAACTCACCTGAAGCTGCTGTATTTCAAACCTTTAATAGCACTATTGGCCGCGATCCGACAATGGAAGAGCGGGATTTCTTTGTAAATGTAAATCCTGCACCTATTGAGAATATTGAAGAGGTCTTATCTAACACGCAAGAAGCGCAGCAATTTCAGACTCAACAGCAGCTAGATCAAACAGATATGTTGGCTGATACAACGGCTGATGACACAACACTTGATGACACGACTGTTGGTGACGAAACAGAAACAGCATTTCCTACTGCTGATACCGGCAGATTTGGCGACATGATTGATGCTTCTGCAACCTTTGCTGACGCCAATCAATATCTCGGCGTCAATGAAGCGCAGTGGTCTGCATTTGTTAATGAAGTAAACGACATTAAAGCGCAGATGAATGCTTTTGAGGGCAATGAAGCTCGCGTTCTGCAAGATCGAAGCACACCTGATGCTCTTTTAGATCGGCGCATTGCTGTATTGCTTAATCAAAATCCTGGCATGACTGCTGATGAGGCACGGGCAGAAGCTGAAAGTGGTGAAGCGTATCAACAGTTAGCTACTACCAATGCACAATACGAAGCATTAAATGAAAGATTGAATCAAGCGTATGCAAACATTGGTTTACCGGGTGCTGCAACGATAGCAGGAAGCGGAATAAGCGGCGAAGGTTACAGGGTTGATTTTAATTTAAATACGGGCGAAGTAACTTATCGGGAGGTAGGTGGTAGCTCATTTCTTGAGTCGGCCCTTGGGATTGCAATAGCAGCAGTATTTGCTGGCCCGATAGCTGGAGCAATAGCAGGAGCTACAGGAGCCTCTGCGGCAGTAGCCACGGCAGCGGCCTCTGGCATTGTTAATAGTGCAACTCAGTTAGCAATGACCGGCGATCTTGATGTAACGCAGGCACTTTCAGCAGCGGCTACGGGCTATCTAAATCCCAGTGCATCCGCAAATGTTATGTCCAATCCAAATGTTGCAAGCCTTACGCAACAAGTAAGTGATACTGCTTTCAATGAGGTTACTGGCTCGCAAATAATTGGTGAGCTTACAAACGCTAGTGCTAACTCAGGCGCTGTTGTAGACGCAATTTCTAATGCGGTTGGCGCTGCTGCTACCAATGCGATATTTGGGGGAGATGACGGCCCTGATGCCGCTCAACAACCTGATGCAATAGAAAACCAAGCTGCTGGTATTGAAAACGATGATGGCACTACTACTTATTCCGTTTTTCAAGGTGCGTTACCGGATGGATATATTTTTGACCAAACTCGCAATGTTGTCATTCACCAAGAAACCGGAACTGAATATGACGTTGATGTAAGTGTATACGGCGTACGGGTAACCTTACCAAATATAGAGCCACAATCAGCAGGTGGCGGTGGCGATACAGCAACAGGTGGTGATTCGAGTGTTGATGGAGCCGATGGAGCCGATGGAGTTGATGCAGGCGGGGCTGAATCTGCAACGACCGTAACGGTTGATCCTTCTGCTGGCGGTGTTGCATCACAGGATGACAGCCTTCCTGAAATTGGCGATTGGGTTTTCAAGGATGGCGTATGGAACCAAGTCGGCGGCTACTCTAATGAGCTTGGTGTTCCGACTGTTATCTATTCTGGCGAAATTATCACAGGGCCAGGATCAGAGGGTGAGGTGAAATCTGACGAAGAATGGGCGGTTATTGACCAAGACGGCGGCTTCCGTGATGGCACTTACACGCAAGGCGTTTTGACAGAAGGCGAGTCAACTATTCAGGGTGAGGGAACTGGCACAGAGCAAACCGATGCAACAAAAGCTGTTGATTGGATTTTGGTAAATCTGCCCAACTATGAAGATATGACAGAGGTTGAGATAAACCAAGCCTTAGAGGGTGCTGGTCTTGAGCCTGTTGATATAAACAATGATGGCACGATTACCTCTAAGACTGAGGCTGCTACAAATGGCGATGTAGCGTCAACGGTAACTGTCGCTGGTGGTAATGGAGATAACACCCTTACCGGAGGTAATGGCAACGATACCGTCAAAAACGGTAATGGTAAGGACACCGTTACTGGAGGCAATGGAAATGACACTGTTGTAGATGTTGTTTCCAATGGAGTAAATAACGGTGTTGTCAGCAACGGCGTTACTGGGGTTACTGTCGCAAATGGCAAAGGCCCTGGAAAAGGGCCGGGCGATGGCTCCGGCGATGGCCCCAGTGATAATGGTGGTGATGGCTTAGGCCGAACCGGAATGCTAGCGGGGTTAGCCGCACTGCCAACTATGGCTCAGCAACCTTTTGAGCCTTTAACACAGCGGTCTATCCGATTTGATGCTCCGACTATTCAACCAGTGCAAATAGCACCCACGGACGCAAGAAAAGAACTAGATAATCAGTTGGCAAGATTATTGAATGACCCTCAAAGCCAGCGTAGACAGTCTTTATTCGGAGGGCTTGTTTGATGACATATTTAAACCTAGTTAATGGTGTATTGCGGCGTCTTAGAGAAGACGAAGTAAGTAACGTATCAGAAAGCACCTACAGCAAGATGGTGGGTGACTATGTAAATGACGCCAAAGACCTTGTAGAAACTGCATGGGATTGGTCGCCATTACGCAATACCCTAACAATTACTACCTCAAATGGTGACAACCTTTATTCCTTAACCGGAAGTCGCAATGAGGGCAAGGTTCTTAATTTTATTAACGATACTTCTAATTGCTTGGTGGAGTATCAGACCCAGAACTGGTTTGACGATAAGGACTTTATCCAAGAAGCTGTTACAGGCTCCCCCAAGAACTTTACTTATGCCGGTGTTGATGGCAGCGGTGATACCCAAGTCAAGCTATACCCGACACCGGATCAGGCATATACCCTGAAGGTTCGCGTAGTTTTGCGAAATGTGGCGCTGTCAGCAGATTCAGACACGCTTGCGATACCCAGTGGCCCTGTTTTGCACATGGCAATAGCCTTGCTGTCTAGAGAAAGAGGTGAAACAGGCGGTACGTCTACTGCTGAATACTTTGCGATCGCTGATAAGCATTTGTCTGATGCGATCGCCTTAGATGCCCAGAAGCACCCAGAAGAGACAATCTTCTACACACCGTAGGATAGGTTATGGCACAGCCGTTACGCAGCATTGATCTTGTCGCCCCTGCTTTTAAGGGCGTTAACTCGGAAGACTCTCCTATTGCTCAGGACACGTCATTCGCAGAAATCGCAGATAACGCGATTATCGATCGACAGGGCCGATTGGCGTCCCGTAAGGGCAATAACGTCCTGACCACCAACAAAACGGCGTTGGGTACAGACCATATCCACAATATCCATGAGTTCTACGACAGTGCTGGCAACGAAACCATATTTAGCACTGGCAATAACAAGATAATGAGCGGCACAACTACGCTGACAGATGTTACTCCTGGGTCATACACAATCACAGCAAATGATTGGAAGATCGTAAACTTCAACGACAAGGCTTATTTCTTTCAAAGAGGCTTTGACCCATTAGTCCACGACAATAGCAATGGACTCAGAACCTTTACGGTAGCCAACGGTGGGGCCACTAACGCTACCTTCAAGGCTAATGAGGTGCTTGCTGCATTTGGCAGGTTGTTTATTGCCGGCAACGCTAGTAATGACACCATTATTTACTGGTCTGATCTATTAGATGGTAATGCCTTTACGGGTGGCTCTAGCGGCAACATCGACGTATCCAAAGCATGGCCTAATGGGGCTGACAAGATTGTTGCTTTGGCTGCACATAATGACTTTCTTGTAGTCTTTGGCGAACACAGCATTATTGTCTACTCAGGCGCTGATAGCCCGTCGAGTATGGCAATTAGCGATACGGTATCAGGTGTAGGCTGTATTGATCGCAAGACGGTAGTCAGTATTGGCAGTGATTTGCTGTTTTTGAGTGACGATGGTCTTAGAAGTCTTGGCAGGACAATACAAGAAAAGTCTCTGCCTATATCCGATCTTAGCCGTAACGTAAAACAAGACCTGATTGCCAAGCTGGCATCTAAAACCAGCCCTGCCAGCACCGTATACAGCCCTGAAAACTATTTCTATCTGTTGTGCTTGCCTGATAGCAACCTTGTTTATTGCTTTGATCTTAGGGGTCGGCTGGAAAATGGCTCATTCCGCGTAACCAAGTGGCCTAGTGTTAACTTCAAGTCTTTTGCAAGAGACAGAGACGG